ACGTTGGTGTTAGTTCTATTCACGTCAACAAAGAAGACGATATTCTTCTAAGGTTTGCTCACCCTGCTTCGGCAAAAGTTATTGGTCTTGCTAAAGGACCTACAACTAAGGTGACTATTGAAGGAAGAAGCATGAAGTTAAATGTTGGTGACTTTGTTACTATGACTGATGCTTCTGTTTCTGCATACAATACAACAGTTAGACACGTTGAAATCACTTCTATTAATGAAGCTGATAGAGACCACAATTATAAGTTGACTGCTATTCTCGCTGTCAACACAAACAGTCTTGCAACTTTTACTGGTGAAGCTCATATTCGTAAGTCGGTTATTCCACTATTGCAAGCGGATTCAACTAACGGGTGTGAGGCATTCATTAGCGAGGTACAACTAGGATGAAACTTATCTCCGAAGAAATCGAATCTATTGATATTCTTACCGAAGAAAAAGACGGTAAGAAAACTCTTTATATTCAGGGACCATTTCTCCAAGCGGAAGTCGTAAACCGCAATAAGAGAATGTATCCCATCAACACGATGATGAACGAAGTAAAACGTTATACGGATACTTTCGTTTCAAAAGGTCGTGCTCTCGGTGAACTAGGTCATCCTGATGGTCCACAGATCAATCTCGATCGTGTGTCCCATAAGATTGTTGAGTTGCGTCAAGAAGGCAATAACTTCATCGGTAAGGCACAGATCCTGTCCACACCAATGGGCAAGATTGCAGAGTCCCTACTAGGTGAAGGAGTCAAACTTGGTGTTTCATCTCGTGGTATGGGTTCTATCGTCAACCGCGATGGTATTAATGTGGTTGGTGAAGACTTTATGCTTGCTACCGCTGCCGACATTGTTGCTGATCCTTCTGCTCCTGATGCTTTTGTAGATGGCATTATGGAAGGAAAGGAGTGGGTATGGGAAGGTGGTGTCCTTCGTGAAGCAAAATGTGAAGTAATTAAAGATACAATAAATACCCAAGTAGATCAAGGAATTCTGGAGGCAAATAAATTGCGCCTTTTCGCAGACTTCCTATCAGATCTATGATCCTATAAATAATAAAAGAAATACGGTATCCTCGGAACGTCTAAAATGACCGCTAATAACGAACTACATGAGATGGAAAACCAGGTAACCAAAGGTGCTAAGTCGGCAGATCCAATGCCGAAGGCACCTAATTATGTTCCTGATGCTGGTGCGGTTGAAGATCTAGGTGGTCCTACACCTACGAACTCCAAGTCAACTGATGATAGCAACAAGCTAAAAACTCCTTCTGCTACCCTAGCGCAGTCTGGTGATCCGCAGTTCAAAGGAGCTGCTGGTCAGCATACAATGCCAGGACCTGCTGCACTTAAGTCAACAGGTTATGGTCGCGGTGCTAACGAAGAAGTAGAATCTGAAGAAGAAGTTGTTGCTGAAGCACCAGTCGAAGAAGAACTAAACCTCGAAGAAGATGTAGCGGCACTTCTAGAAGGCGAAGAGCTTTCTGAAGAGTTCCAGGAAAAAGCACGTACCATTTTCGAAGCAGTAGTCAAGTCTAAGATTGCTGATGTTAAAGAGTCCCTAGAGACTCAATACCAAAACACTCTTGTAGAGCAAGTAGAAGCAATCAAGAGTGAACTTACAGAACGTGTTGACGGTTATCTAGAGTACGTTGCCCAGGAATGGGTCAACGAAAACGAACTAGCCGTCAAGAGCGGTCTCCGTGGTGAACTCTCGGAGTCGTTCATGACAGGTCTCAAGAACCTTTTTGAAGAACATTATGTAGAAATCCCTGAAGAAAAATACAATGTTCTTGAGGCAATGGTCGAAAAACTTGATGAAATGGAAACGAAACTCAACGAACAGATTGACACTAACGTTGTTCTAACACAGCGTCTAAGTGAGTCTGTTTCTGACAACATCCTTGATGAAGTATGTGAAGGTCTTGCCCTCTCCCAAAAGGAGAAACTAGCAGGTCTCGCTGAAGGTGTTGAGTTTGAAAGTGAAGAACAATACCGTGAAAAACTTGTCACGCTTAAGGAGTCGTACTTCGCCTCCAAGCCTGTAACAGATTCACAAGAAGTCATCACTGAGGAAGCTGTTGAGGATAACTCCCCAGCAATGCAAGCATACCTCAATGCTTTGACCCAGTTCAACTGATTATCAAAAAACTTTCCCCTTTAAGGAGACATCCCCCCAATGTTTAATTCTTCTGCACTCCAGAAGAAGTGGGCACCCCTTCTCGAAGCTGAAGGTCTTGATTCTATTCAAGACAAGCACCGTAAGGCGGTTACAGCCCAACTTCTCGAAAACCAAGAGCGTTTCCTACGCGAAGAGCGTGGTCTTCTAACTGAAGCACCTCCAACAACATCCCTAGGTAACGGTGGTGCAACTGCTGGCACTCCAGGTTTCTCCGGCGGTTCTGCTGATGCTGGTCCAATCGCAGGTTTCGATCCTGTACTCATCAGCCTCATCCGTCGTGCAATGCCTAACTTGGTCGCATATGACCTAGCAGGCGTTCAGCCAATGAATGCACCAACAGGTCTCATCTTCGCGATGAGAACCCGTTACGACAACCAGAGCGGTACCGAGGCATTCTTCAACGAGCCAGATTCGGCATTCTCTGCACAGGACAGCGACGCTTCCTACACCGACCAGGGCGACTACGTACTTGGTGGTGCTACCAACGATGACAGCACTGTTGGTTTCGGTACTACAGCACAGTCTGGCGAGAACCCAGCAATCCTAAACGGTGGTGCTGCTAACGCATATAACGTCGGTCAAGGTTTCGATACTCAGAAGCTTGAGCGTCTTGGCGATGCTGCGAACAACGACTTCCGCGAGATGTCGTTCAGCATCGAGAAAGTTACTGTTGCTGCACGTTCCAGAGCACTCAAGGCAGAGTACTCCCTAGAACTAGCACAGGACCTTAAGGCGATCCACGGTCTAGATGCAGAAGCGGAACTCGCAAACATCCTCAGCACAGAGATTCTTGCTGAGATCAACCGCGAGATCATCCGTACCATCTACAAGATCGCACGTCCTGGTGCTCAGCACAACACAGCAACTGCTGGTGTATTCAACCTAGACGTTGACTCCAACGGTCGCTGGATGGTTGAGAAGTTCAAGGGCATGATGTTCCAGCTAGAGCGTGACGCCAACGCTATCGCACAAGAGACTCGTAGAGGAAAGGGCAACATCATCCTTTGCTCGGCTGATGTCGCTTCTGCTCTTGCTGCTGCTGGTCAACTCGACTACACCCCAGCACTTTCTGCTAACCTACAGGTTGATGACACCGGTAACACCTTCGCTGGTGTTCTTAACGGTCGCTTCCGCGTTTACATCGACCCATTTGCTGCAAACCTATCTGCAGACCAGTACTACGTCATGGGTTATAAGGGTTCTTCCCCTTATGATGCAGGTCTCTTCTACTGCCCATACGTTCCACTCCAGATGGTTCGTGCAGTTGGTCCTGACACCTTCCAGCCTAAGATTGGCTTCAAGACCCGCTACGGCATGGTCTCCAACCCATTCGCTGAAGGCACCGCACAGGGTCTTGGTCGTATCACCCGTAACTCCAACCGCTACTATCGTCGCGTTAAAGTTCAAAACCTCATGTGATCACGGGTCACATTTCATCAGGACCTCCACACAAGTGGGGGTCTTTTTTTATGTCTTGATATAAAATAGTGTAGTTATTATACAAAGATGCCAGATCGTCACACATTGCTGTGTGCCCTAGTCATTTACGGCACAATCGCTGTCACGATTGTCTGGGGTCTCCAAAATGCATATGCCTAGAAACGAACTAGAACTTGAAGCACTAAAAGCACGGGTACTCAAGTTGAAGAAGGAGTTGTATGATGGCACTTATGAAGGTGCTAGTGGTGAATGGCATAACGGTGCACAGTTCATGCTAAACAACGTACTAGATATTCTGCAAGAGTATCGTTACTAAATAGTGTCAGCTTGGGAAGCTGATGAACCCCTGTAACTTGCAGCAAGTAAGCAATAGAAACTTTCTTTCTATAGGAGGTTTCAAGCTTATACTCAATAGATGCCCTAAGGTAGATTTTCTTTGCAACAAAGCAAATCTTCCGGGCATCACTTTGGGTGTTGCAAACCAGAGCACATACCTAAAAAATATTGCAGTTCCTGGTGACAAGTTACAATACGGGGATCTTAATATTAATTTTTTGGTAGACGAAGACCTAGAAAACTTCAAAGAAATTTATAATTGGATGGATTCTATTGTACCTATACAAGACCCAACTAAGTATAAAACTCTAACAGGAACGACTGCAACTACAACAAACCAGTTCTCAAGTGCAAGTGATGACCTAA